CGCCGTCGCTCGAACGACGTTCCCTTGCACTGAGAGCAAAACAGGCGGCTCGGGATAGCTGCCGTATAGAATCTGGAGCCGGATCCAAAGCAGTGGCACGGTATCCGCGGCTCCCGGTGGGATTCCGGGATTCCAGGTATCGGGAAGACCCAGCGTGACCACGCCGCTCTGCACCAGCCCGCTGGTCTCGTCGGTGATCACAGTCGCCTCGCGGAACGTGTTGCCGTCCAACACATCCCATTGAAGAAGCGGAGCGAGTGGCAGAGGTAGCAGCGCGACTCCTCCGGTCGAAACAGGTGGCGGCTGACCGGTGGGTCCTTGCACCTGTATTCCGAAAGAAATCCGCGGACCCGGACTCACGCCTGCGGGCAAGCCGATAAAGAACGCGAGCCCCGGCGCGGGACTTGCTCCGAATGGAAAAAACGGAATGCTGGTCTGCGTCGGATCGATGGACCGGTACACGCCTCTCCCAAATGCATATAGCTCCTGAATCGTGCCCGGCATCGCGTATACGTCATCATTGGTTTCGAAGATCACGATGCCGCTTGACGAAGACGCGCCCACCTGAAATCCCGCCGGAATGGGCACGGCTTGTGTGGCGCTGTTCGAGACTGAGAATTGCAGCATCGCCTGGGCCGGCGTCGCCGGCAGCGGTTGAACTCCGCTCGACTTCAGGAATTGAATAAAGCAGTTCTCCGGAAGCTGGTTCAGCCGCTGCAGCACCGGTTCCATCTGTTCCGAAAAAAGGTGCGCCAGGGCGATTCCCGCATCCGTCGAGCGCCGGTTCGTCCACTCGGAAGTGTACGAAGGAATCCGAGCGACGATGTCATCAAAGACGGCGGCGCGATTCGTCGCCACCAGTTGCGGCCATGCGGAGGGCGCCGCGCCAGTCTGCGGCTCCGTCTGCTGCTGACCCGCCGAAGCCTCCTTGCCCCACCACGCCGGTGTCATCGCAAGCCTCCGCTCTGCACCGATCGGCGCTGGGTGTTGAGGTCCACGTGCACCAGATTCACCAGCTCGTGAGGTTGAATCGGTACGTCCTGGCACGGTTGGGCCGTCGCGTTTGTGCTGTCGATTCTCACCGCTACGCTCAGCACATCCCCCGCGGTTCCCAGGATCCCCTGCGCGACACGCAGCAACGAAGACGGACGCAGCGGATCTCCAAACAACCATCCTTCGCCCGCAGTTCCCCCAACCAGCGGATCGAGGAAATTGTGCAACCCGGTAATGATCTGTTGCCGCAGGCTGGTGGATAGCTGTGAATCCACCGCGATGACCAGCGTCAACCACACCGACCGATACACGGGCGGGCACACAAAGACTTGTCCGCCGATCAGTTTGGCGGTGTTCAAAACCGCTTGCGCAGCTTGGAGGGCGCCCTGATCCGGCACAGGCGCGGGATCGTACACGTCGCTGGCCCAGTCGCCATCCGTTTGGACGCGCGGCGCATAAGGGACCAGAAACACCGTGATCGGCCCGGGCACCGTCGACGAAGGGAAGTCGGGATGATAGCCAACGGCTGCAAATGCCCGCGTTAAAGCGACTCCCGGAGTGGTCTGCGCGAGATTCTCACAATCGGTTTTTGAAACTGCGCGATTGCGTTCGTTGAGCGCCGCAATGGAGCGCGCTGTCGCAGCGGCGATCGTTTCACTCTCGGCCCCGCCGTCCCCGGGCGCGAGGTTGGTCGCCAAGAATTGCGGTAGGGCCCCCGTAGCCGTCACCCATTGCGAGCCCTCGCCAACGTTTCCCGCCGTTCCTCCGCCCGCTTGATAGGTAACCGCGATATCGGACTTGTTCTTCGGATTTGTCACCGGCAGCCGGCCGGTGAGTCCGTCTCCGAAACCGATCGTGGAAGTTGCCCGGTTCACCACGAACGCCCGGCTCGTCGGACCGGACAGCGAAAGATCGGAGACAGGCAGCCATGGATGTGCAACGCCGTCTTGTTCCGTAACGGAGACCTGAACGGTATTCTCAATCGGCCTATCCGAAAGAGAAACAATATTGCCGGGCAGAGGAAGCCAATTATCGGTCTCCGGATTCTCGACTCTCGGCCAGGAATTCTGCGCGAGCACCGCATTCGCCTTCAGCCGCCGCAACTGCGGAGGGTAGGTGAACGTCGCGTTCTGGATCTGTAGCAGAATTTTGTACGCGGTGATGGAAGGATTGGAACCTTGCGCCTCCGGCTGCCAATCGGACGGCAGCGGCAGCCTGACAACCCCAGAACGCCGCAGACCCACCGTGCCATCGCTTATCTGATCTGCGGCAAAAGCAGCACTCGCCGCATTCGATGTGCTGGTATACGACCACGTGAGAGTCGCTGGCGCGGACACACCCGAAACGGCCTCCGCCGTCCATTGCGGGAACACAGCTCCCGGAGTCTCCAGATCAAGCATGATGGAGAAGAACTGACCCGCCGCGATCGCCGGGAGCTTCGCGCTCAGAGACAGGATTATCTCGACCTGCCCCGAAGTGTTTCCCCCGGAAATAAGCGGTACCAGCCGGCACTGCTGCAAGTCGTTGGTATGATCGATTCCATCCACTCTGATGGTGATCCCCGAAACTGGCAGCACGGTCAGACCGTCATTCAATGCAAAAATCACGGGAGGATTCGAATCTGCAAGCTGCATCAGCGTACCCTTCGCAGCCACCGGAAACCCAGGCGGAATCGCCGGGTCCGACATCTGGAGCACCGTCACAGCAGCCTGAGCCGGATTCGGCGCTTCGCCCAGCAGCGCCAAACTCGCCAGGCTCAACGAGGCCGGAATCTGATCCATCCAGTAAATGCGTTGATCGAGCAACCACGCAAACAACTCGAGCATCGTCACGCCTGGATCGACCGGCGCGTGCAGGGTCCATTTGCCCTGCGAATCCGGCACGATCCGCGTGCGGATCGCCGTGACCATTTGCTGCCACTCGAGCGTGTCGAGTTCGATCGTCTGAAGAGCCATCAGAGCCCCTGCACTGTCCCGAGATAATAAGGAAACACCAGATTTGTGCTGGTGTTGGTCTGCCGGACCGTATAGCTGATCGACACGGTCACCCGGTAGGTATCCGTCGGATCCGCTTCGGCGGTCACGTCGGTCAAATCGATGCGCGGCTCCCAGTTCACCACTGCTTCTCGAATTGTGTTTTCCAACAGGCGCAGATACTGCGTGCTACCCGGCGAGAAAACCAGCCGTGGCGCCTTTGTTCCGAAATCGGAGCGCATCACACGCTCACCCAACTGAGTCATCAGCAGAATGTGTACCGATTGCTCGACGTTCGCATCGCCTTCGATGTACCCCAAACATCCGCTCGCGTCCGGAAGAATCGGAAACCGCCAGCCTTTGCCTAAAAACAAGGATTGCGCCATATCTCAACTCGTCTTCGAAATCGTCGAGAGCATCGCCGGAGGGGGCGGCACGATGGGAGGAGAACTAGGAGAGGCCGGCGCGGTGCACGTGTGCACATGCGTACTGAGCCACGTCAGCAGCAGGTCGCCCCAAACCAAGGGATGCGCTGCCGAGCTGCCACCGAGCGAAACGCTTGGTGCGTTCAGCACCACACTTGTACCGGTTAGAGTTATCGTCCCGGAAGCGTTCACTTCGATCGTGCTTCCGCCCGTTTGCACAGTAATCTTATTGCTCGAATCGTCGATAACGACAGTCTGTCCGCCGTTGCTCTGAATATTGATTTTCTTGTCCACGTCGCTCAGATCCGCTATGTGGCCGCCGCTGGTCTTGATGCGGACCCGCGTTTTGTTCGGAGTATCGTCGAACAGCAGCTCATGCTGCCCTTTGGTGCGAATCATTTTCTGATCCTGACTTGACGACCGATGCGTCGGAGGCTTGTCGTTGCCGTTATACAGGCCTCCCAGAATGATGGGCATCCGCATATCGCCGTGGACGAAAGCAATCAGAACTTCGTCTCCAACTTCGGGAATGAAAAACGCGCCGTAGCCGTTACCCGCATAAAATTGCCGCACTCGGCACCATTCGGTTTCCATCTGATCGTCGAACCAGGGAAACTGGACCTTCACTCGCCCTTCTTTTCCGCTCCCGTCGTTGACGTCGGTGACGATTCCCTGCACCACTCCGTAAAAGCGCTTATCCGTTGTTCGCGTGCGCGAGGCCGTGCTCATGTTTTTGTGCCTCCATCGCTGTAATTGCGAACCTCGAAAGTTGTCGTGTAGCCTGAACTGCCGAGCGAGTGCTCCACCTTGGTGACGTAGTATTGTCCGCTGAAGCGCTTGCCCAACCCCTGCACCTCGATGTTGTCTCCCGGCCGCAGATCGGGAATTCCGATCACCTGGCCGGTGGCCGTGATGTAGCTGTAAGCGCGCTCCCGCAACAGCGCGATCGCCAGCGATTTTGCTTCCTGCTGGCTAGTGACCGGTTGATCCACCACAACATCCTCCCGATCCTGAAATCGGGTCGAGATCGCGCTAGGCCCGTTCTCGCCGCCCCCTGACGTGGGAAGATCGGACGCGCTCGCCGTATACTGCAGGATGGACTTGGTGTTGGGATCCCAACCCTTGACCGTGACCTTCCCCACCTGCTTATTCAGCGACAGCGTAGGATTGAAATTGATCAGGCTCTTGCCCCATTCGAAAACGTAGACGCGGACTTTCTTGCCATCGCGCGCGTCCGTGGGACTCTGGAAATACAGCGCGTCGAGGCCCGAGTCGGGATCCACTCCGATGAAACAGTCATAGTCGATGCGCTTAGCGCGCTCCATCAGAAACGCGGCGTCGTCCTGATTTTTCTGCACCACGATGTCGTGCTTCTCCGCGGTCTGCTGCACCTTCGGAATAAGCCCGTTCCTGGTGGCGATCACCTGCACGATATCCGAATCCGACTGATTAACGAACTTTTTCTGTTCGCCGTCCCTGGGCTTGCGTTCCTTCAGCTTGACCATACGGTCCTCTCCGCCGATCGCGAGTGTCGGCGGACCCGACTCGGGAAATTTCGGCGTCAGACTGGTGATCAATCCCTGCACCATCGACAGCAGCCCTCCCGCGTACCCCATCTGCACGTGGACGCGATTTCCCAGATCGAAGGTGGTCGTATCGCTGTACTTGAAACTGAGCGTCTTGTCGTCCCAGTTGTTCACCGTCATATCGAAGTGAGTCAAATTGGCGATGTCCATGGTGACTTTCAAATCCAGCACGTCTCCCTTGGACTCGGGATCGATTTCCTGCCCCTCCACTTCGATCTTGTAATCGGGGGCATAGTAATCCGTGGAAGGAATCCCGGGCGAAAGTAGTGAACCGCTAGCCATAGATCCTCAGGTCAAACTCGGCAGCTGCAGCACCAGGCCCGGCGGAATCGACCGCGGATCCTGAATCTGGTTGTTTTCGGCAATCGCGCGCCACACGCTCGCGTCGCGATAGACCGCAAAAGCAATTCCGCTGAGCGTGTCGCCGCGCTGGACGACATAGGTCTTCTCAAAGTCGGGCGAAGCGGTTGGGTTCTCCTTGATCTGGATGTCGACGGGCCTGTATTCCTTCAGGCTCATGCTCAACTTCGCGCGCAGCGGAACACCTTCCGACGTGAACAAGACGTACGTTACGTTCAGGCTCTCCAGCACACCGCGAAAAACCTCGGTGTCCCAGGTGAACCGCACAATCGGCGGGGCATGCAGATCGCGATTCAGATCCATCAGCCCTCGCAACGCGTCGACGTACGCAACCCGCACGTCCACCAGCGTGTCCGAAGTATCGACCAGCACCTCCGCAGTCATCTTCTCCGCCGATCCTCGAACGAACTGGATGGGAGGAGACTCGAGCCCGGGAATCGCGATCTCGGCGAAGTTGTTCGTCTTTTGCAGCTGATATTCGGTCGGATTGAAGCGCAGAGGAATGATCGGATTCGGCACCACCGGCGCAATAATCTCCAGATAGGCATGTACCAGGCTTTGTCCGGCGAGCTGGACTACGCTGCCCATAATTAACCCTCGTGTTCCGGTTGGTCGCCCAGGGAGCGATTCTGATTGGCTTGCTTCTCGCGCGCCTTGGCTTCTTCCATCAACCGAGACCACTTGCGGATATATTTGTCGAAGAACCGCGAGAACACAGCCTCATCGCCCTCACCTTCCACTTCGAGACGAACTTCCAGGTTGTGAATGGTAACCATATTTAAGGAGTCCCCGGAGGCGAGAGAAGCACCGGGATCAATCCCTCATGTGCGATCTCCAGCGTCTCCACCGCCACCGCGTTCGACATTGCATTCAATTCCGGACCAACCCATTTCGCCGCAAGCCCGGCGTGAAACATCCAGGTCATCGCCGGGGTACCGGAAGGCGTCAACAGAATCACCGCGCCATCGCGCCGCGCTCCCAGCGATTGCGTAAGTCCGGCCATGTACCAGGACCACAACCCGCCGTCGCGAACCACACCGCGGCGCAATGAAATTCGGGTCCACGAATGCCTCACCGGCAACAGATGCACGTGATCGTTCACCCCGCCCTCGGGATAAGCCGTCACTTCCAGATCCGCGCCCAGACCCTTCGCCTCCATGAACTCCGAACCCACCAGCGGCAGTAGAGCCGCCTGCGACGGCGGAAGATAGGCGTCGCCCGGATACAGCGTGACGATGAACCGGTAAGACGGGATTGGATCTTCAACCATCACGATTCGAAAACCTCCAGTTGTCCTTGCGCGCTCACGGCAACCCGCAGTGTGATGAATTCCATCGGTACCGCCGGCGCAACCTTCACGGTGCAAACCACCGTCCCCTGGTCGATCTGCTCCGGTCGATTGGTCGTCGCGTCGCAAATTACTTGAAACGCCTGGCTCGGCTGACTTCCTTGCAGAGCGCCGGCACGATAAGCCTCCAGCAGAACTGTCGTGATGGCGCGTACGAACGCGAGCCACAACTCCGGTCCATTGGTATCGAAAACGAGCGGCTCCGCGACCCGCCGGATCGCGCGGACCAGCAGGTGAATCAACCGGCGATGCGCGACGAAGCCACCTGGCGAGCTCTGGCCCAGCACGCGGCCTCCCCAAACCAGGAGACCCTTGCTCGGCGAACACGTCAGCAGATTCATTCCACCCGCATAAACAATTGCCTGTTCATTGGCATCCAGCAACTTCGACAAATCCAGCGCTTCTTCGATCGGCGCATTCGCGGGTGTGAGGTACGCGCCCTGCTGCAGGTCCAGACGGCTGATCACCCCAGTCACACATCCCGAGCACGGTGTGCATTTCAACGCATTGGGCGTTGCGCCCAGCGGATCGGGTACCAGCAGCCGCGGATGATACACCGCGCCATTTCGGAGAACATTTTCGGTCAACGAAGCGCGCAAATGCACAACCCATTGGACCGCGGAAAGCGGATCGGCATTCTTGGGAGGCACATCGATAATCACCAGCCGGTCATGCAGCAGGTCGGCCTGTGTCAACAACGCCGTGATGACGTCGATCTGATCCTCTTCAAGCGGGAAATCGCTGTGATACAAATCGGGAGAAACAACCAGTGCGACCTCGCCTATATCGCCCAGCTGCACAACCGCGGCGAGATAATCCTCTTTGGTGGGGGGTACCAGAGTGCCACCGCTTAGCGTCACCGAAGGCGCCCATTCGAAATAGCGCGGCCCCAGCGTCGCGGTCAGCGCGCCGGTTCCCAGGCCCGCCGGCACCGGATTCGCCGTCATCTGAATGTAAGCCGATCTCTGGTTCACTTCTTCCGCAAGTGACCCGGGATCGATTCCGGTCAGCAGTTCCGCAGTCTCGTTCGGCGGAGTGATCTCAACCTGGATTTCAGGCTTGCCCGACGCGCCCTTCATCCAATACCGAAAGTTGACTGACGTCAGATTGGCCCAATCTCCCGGACTCGATGCCGTGATCTGAAACTGGATGGCAGTCAGTCCGCTGGCCCCTGGCCAATCGGCGTTGAGCTTGCCGGTTGCGTCGACAAATCCAGCATTCCACACGCCCGAGGCGGACTGCGCCGGCGCACCCAGCAGCCTCACCACATGCGCAGCCTCCGCGCTGTTGTCGAAATATCCGCGAACGGCGTACGGCGTCATGGCGTCTTCGGTCAAGCCTCCGAAAACGCTCATATATTCACGCCAGCCTTCGACACGCACCGGCGTTCCCACGGGCCCGCGCGCCGTTCGTCCGAAAATACCCGCGACGTCGGTACGCAACGGTGATTGCGTCCTCGCCGGCTTGACGAACGTATAGTACAGACCCGGGATCGCCGCGCTAGTGCTCATGTCTGGCCGTCCACCGCCAACCCTTCATGGCAAATTTCGAGCGTCTCGATGGCAATTTCATTGTTCTTCGCGTTCATCCCCGGCCCCGTCCATTTGCACGGCCAGCAGCGCGTGAAGTTCCAGCGCATCACCTCGTTGCGATTCTCATCGAGAAGTACCACCGCCACCGGCGCGCGCTGCACCAGACCCTTCATTCCATCCACCATCCAATTCCAGAACAACAGGTCGCCCGTGTTGCCCCATTTCAGCGTCAGGTTGGTGAACTTCTTCAGGCCGGGGATCTTCCGCACCGTGATGTCTTCACTTCCGTTGCGGTATTCAATGGCGGGCACCTCCACGCCCAGCCCCGCGACCTCCATGAAGGAGCCTTTTACGGCCGTTCCGTCGTTGCTGATCCCCGTAACGACGACTTCGAAATTAAATGACGGGTAGGGATCGTCCCGATATTGTGGCGGCATTGTTATTTCTCCTTGTTTCCTCTAGCTCGCTGTGGCTTGCGTGAACTGTTGAATCCGGAAGATCACGAACTCCGCCGGCTTTACGGGGGCGATGCCGATGACGCAGATCAGACGCCCGTTGTCGATATCGTCCTGAGTCATCGTGGTCATGTCGCACTGCACAAAAAAGGCTTGGCCGGCGGTGGTTCCCTGAAGAGCGCCTTGGCGCCAGGTGGTGGTGAGGAAATCCGTGATCACTTGGCGAACGCGGGCCCATAGTGAAGCGTCGTTGGGCTCGAAGACAACCCACTGCGTCCCGTTGTCGATGGAAGCCTCGACGTAAATGAACAGTCGCTTGACGTTGATGTATTTCCAGGCGCTTTCCGAGGAAAGTGTGCGAGCGCCCCACACGCGGTTTCCCCTCTCAGGGAAAAATCGCAGCGCGTTGATCCCGATCGGGTTCAGCACTTCCTGCTCGCGCTTATTCACGTCCTGCGAGATCTTTGTAATCACGGCGATTTCCACGTTCGCGGGAGCTTTGAACACGCCGCGCGTATTATCGGTCAGCGCATAAATCCCAGCCATGTGACCGGAAGGCGCGAGATCGACGTTGACTACGCTCGAAGGATCCAACACTTCAATCCAGGGATAGTAGAGCGCGGCGAACTTCGTATCGATAGGCTCGCGGAAGGAGACGATCTGGTCGATGCTCTGATTATCCGGAGGATCGAGAATCGCGAAGCGATATCGCAGAGTCTCGCAATGATTGATCAGCGCGGACTGAATCGACTCCGCCCACATCCCGGGGACAATGCAAATGCTGATGTCCGTGATGTCTTCCAGCGCCTGAATCCCCGTCCGGTTCCCGCTTCCGCCGTCGACGCCGATAAAATCTTCGACCGTGAGCTGCTCCAGATGGTCGTCCCCTCCCGTAAGCGCCAGCCACTCCGTGACGGGGCTTGTGGCTGCCGCGGGAAACCGAGTCAAATCCGTCTCTGAATAGCCGGCCGGATCAATCTGAACGTTTACGAAAGCCGACCGTAAGTTGACCGCGGTCACCAGAAAGTTGGTCGTACGATCGTCGTGCATCCGCAGATTCTGGATCGTCTCAGTCGCCTGAACCACGCCGTTCACGGTGTTTTGAACGTCGACCACTGCTTCAATGATGCGAACCTTGTGACCTTCGTAGTAAGTCCAGGTGAGCGGCGAGGCGACCGGGATGGTAACCACTTCTCCGTTGACACCGTTCGTAGGCACAATGACCGTATCCTTGTGCGCCCCGTTGTCGAACTGGAGAATGGCGTTGTCGTAAATCGACGACGCTCCGGAGACGTGAATCGAGGTGGAGGTCTTATCGCCCGCCTTCCGCATGCGCGTTACCGACGCCCCCGCGGCCAGTGCCGCTAGCAGAGGAGACGCAAGCGTAACCGTGGACGGCGTAACTACATTCTTCGTCGTATAGTTCTGCCCCGCGATGCTTACCGTATCGCCGCCCGCCGGGTTCAAACCGGCGGTGCTTGCTACCGGGAGCGTGGCGACTCCCGCTGCTACTCCTGCGGTGAGCGTCGTGACGACAGTCACCACCTCTACGTTCGCGGCGAGCGCAACAGCAGCCACCAGAGCCGGGACGACATCGAACCCGGCCGCTGTCACATTCTTTGTGACATAGGTCTGTCCGGCGATCATCACTGTATCGCCACCGGCAGGATTGAGTCCCGCCGTACTGGCAACCGGGACCGTGCCGGCTCCGATGGCTGCTGCTGCCGTGGCCGTGGTCGTGAAGCCCACCAGCAGCACGTTCGTGCCGGCGGGAATAGCGGCAGCAGTAACTGGGGTGACATCGAAGGTTGCTTGGCTGCCAGTCAAACTCTTCAATACATATTCCT